CTAAAAGTTCTTCCGTCGCCCTCTGAGCGAAGTTCAACATGGTTAGCACGAGTTTCAATGCCTCCAAGCGAACGGCCTTCAGTACCCTCAAGACGTGACTTAATCTTCCAAGCGGCTCTAACCCACTTGTCGCGGGCTTCATCCAATACTGGCTCAGTCATAGATTCACTTTCGTTCTTTACTTCAATCCTAGCAATCAATGCCTTAGCACGGTCAAGCATTGTTGGGGTAGGAGCCTCAGACGGCATTTCCTCAGGTTCAAATTCTTCAGCAATCATCTCAGGACGAACAATCTTCTCCAACTTAAGCACATTCATAATCATGTACTTGTCAGTAGCCAAGAAAATGCCATCTTCCTCGTCATAAATACGGACAACAGCCATTTGACCGTCTACCATTTCAACTTCCGCCAAGATTTTAGGGTCAAATACGTTCCATGAGACGTAATCGCCTGGTTGCAAGGCATCTACAGCTGCACGTTCGCCCTCGAACGGTTCATCGTCAGTAATACTGACCGCTACTGCCTGCTTAATGGCTAAATCCTTATCAGTGTGACAACCGACAACGGTGCCTGCTTCGCTGGTTACCGCCCAACCTGACTCACACTTAGGGTTATTTTGCTCGATGTAGTAGGGCATTTTATTCCTGCCTCATAACTGATAGTTTGTTGCCATTGATTAGAGCAGTGGCGTTAATTGTGTCGTTAGGTAGCAAAGCCCTCTTGAACTCGTCACCAGCATTTAGCACAAATGAGTTGTTGGTTGTTCCAAGCCAGATGCGGTTGTAGCCATTGTAATGCTCAGAGAAGCCAAGTTGGAAGTGGACATTGGTTGTCTGAGCGCCAGAGTTAGTAAATCTGAAACCATACTCGGTATTTGGCTTAACGGTGTGAATCTTTACCGAGGACATCTGACCAGCAGACTGGTTCGACGCTGGCAGATACTCGGCGCTAATAGCAGTTCCACCTGTGATGCTAGTTGCAGCCTTTAGGACAGCATTGTGAGCATCAGAAAAGTTGCGGTTTAGGTTTCGTGCAGGGATAGGGCTACCAGTAGTCGCAATAGTCGCGCCCTCGATAAGTTCAGCATAAACCGCTGAGGTGTCAGTGACCATTGAATAGAAGTCAAACTGTGCGCCTGTCGCTCCGGTGAGCATCGAGAAGTTGACTGTCGCGCCAGAAGTAATACTGAACTGGGCATTGGCTAGATAGATGTAGCCATCACGCGCATACTCAACCACATCAGCAGGCTGAATGTTCTTTAGAACATAAGTAGCGTAATCGTTAGTAGGCGCGACAACAGTTTGAGTTGCCGTACCTACCGAATAAACCGCTTGTGTTAAAGGCATTAGACCCCGTAAACGCTCTCAGGATCCTCAGGATTAATCTGTGCCACAGACTGCAACTGGTTAGTAGGCACACCCGTGTGAGCAATCGGAGCCATGCCAAACGCTGCAAGAGTCTCATTAGGGTCAAAACCAGCGTCAATCAACTTCTTAATCATGCCAACCTTGCCTTCTTCCTCAGGAAGTGAAGCCGCAGCTAGGTTTACGTTCGCTAGAGGTACACGGTAAACGTCGCCACCGTCAACAGGTGACAAGTCTTCCAACTTGCGAATGTCGTTGATGCTCATGAAACCCGCCTGAGAAGCCACTGAGTAGCCCTGAATGCGAGTTTGGAAGTCTCCACGAAGCAAACCGTCCACGTTAAACTTCAAGAACGCGTTGTTTGGAAGCAACTGGCTGAAAGACCACTCAAGTTTCTCAATGTAAGGGCGAAGAGTGTGTACAACAAACTGAATGGCGTTCTGTTCCACCGAAGCGTACGACTGAGTGCCAGGAATGCCCATCATTGATAGAGGAATGTTGAACAAACGAGCAACTTCTTCTACCGCAAAGCGACGAGACTCAAGGAACTGTGCAGAGTCGTTGTCCACAGAGGTTGATTTGTAAGTTGCACCACCTGAAAGAACACCAGTTTTGTGTGCGTTACGCAAACCCTTGTGACGGCTATCGAAACCGTTAGCCAAAGTGGTTGCTTGCTCCTTGGTGAGGATAGGGCCAGGGAACTCAATAACACCTTGAGTGGTTGCACCCTGACCGAAGAAACGAGCTGCGTACTGTTGAAGTGCAGAGGCGACACCTAAAGCGTCTGAGAGGCGTGATACGCGACTGATTCCCTTTAGAGCGCCTGGCTCTAGCAGGTCAGTGATGTGGATAATTTCGCGTGAAGTCAAAGCCTTGTCTTCGCCAGCATAAGCAAAGATTTTACGACCTTGCCCGTTACGGCTAACAGTTACCTGCTCAGGATCAAGCACAACAAGGTTAACAATGTCGCCTTGACGGTCACGGAACACACGAGTGTAAGCGTTACCCGAAACCATCAGCGATACAAGGTTCTGTTGCCAGAAGGCTTGACGGGTGTTGTCTACGTCTGGCTGATCAACCCAAGTAGGACGTGGGCGGTAAGGGCGACGGTTGCCGTTGTCACGAATGAACGTGTCCATAGGCAAGGTCGAGATAGTGTCAGAAATTAGGCTGACCGCCGAGAAGAACGCAACAACCTCAAACGCGCTTTGAGCGTTAATAGTTACACCAGCGTTGTTCTCAAGGCTTGCTTCTGCACCAGAACCCCAAACAGTCTGATACGAAATCGCGCGGTTCTCCGTCAAACGACCCAACATTACTTACGCTCCAAGGCTAGACCAAACAAAACAATCCCTACGCCAGCGACAACAACACCAGCGGGCGGAAACCATAGGCCAACACCAAGAGAAACAACGGTTATTCCAACTGCCTGTAACACAGTAGCCAACATAAAACCACCTTACATAAAGAACTCAGGAATAACCTGTATTTCCATTCTACCTGCCGTTGCTCTATCGACCGCAATGACAGCTGCCACAGCCGCGTCAATACGACGCGCACTAGCACGGTTCTCCTTGACAATACGCACACCAATGTTGTCCGTTTTAGTCACAGCGTTAGACAAGTGGCGGGCCAGCAATGGGTCACCGTTATGGGTCACACGTTTCTCAGTCACATAGTCGAAGAACTTGGCACAGCCCACAACCATACGGCGAGCGCTAGTAGATGGATACTCAACAATTGGAACACCTTGGTCGGCTAGAACCTCCATGGAGCGTTGCCAACGGAACGGGTCACAGGCCACTTCGCGTACACGCGGATACTGGCGACAGAAGTTAAGGATTTCTTCTTCAACTTCAGCAATGTTTACACGCCAAGAGTCGTCGTGAATGTTCTCATCCTTTTCCCACGCTTTTACCAAAAAGACGTGAGGAACTTCGTCTTCAGACTTTGGCACAGTGCATCCCACAATGACAGTGGTGTCACCCGAGAACGAACCGTCAAAGCCCAACACAATCTCATCATCAGGGCTAATTTCGCGCGGGTCAGCACAAGCATCCCAAGTGCCAGTAGGCAACCAACTAATTTGAGACGACACCCACTGGTTCAGGCGCTTGGTACGGAACTCGGCTTCAGGGGTACGCTTCACAGCCGAAGCAAAGTCCTCAGCCGATACAATGTCACCATAGCCAGGGTTAGCAATCTCCCACGAAGCAGGGTCACGGTGATCCATCTCCTCAGGAGCCTCCCACCAAGCCATGAAGAAGTTAGGGTCTTCTACTTCGCCTGAAGCCACACGCTTGCCATAGTTGTACAACGAATAGCAGGTAGAGTCCTGACCTGTAGAGTCCGACTTGACACCAGCAGTAGTGATAGCCACCAGCTGCCCAATCTTGCCACGGTTACCCATAGCCAGCGAGAACACGTCAAAGATTTCACGGTTTTTATGAGCGTGCAACTCATCCATGATGACACGCGAAGGGTTCAAACCTTCCTTAGAATACGCCTCAGCAGACACAACTTTGAACACAGAGTTAGTACTAGGCACAAAAATAGAGTCTTTGTACACGGTTACAAGGTCAGCAAGTTCCGAATCTTCAACCATGCGCTTCGCTTCACCGAACACAATGCGAGCCTGCTCCTTTTCAGCAGCTACCGCAATAACCTCACCACCATTAATACCCTCAGCAATTAGGGAATAAAGTCCGATAGCCGCCGAAGACAAAGCCGACTTGCCATTCTTACGAGGCATACCAATCAACGCAGTCTGAAACAACAACCCGCCATTAGCGTCACGCGCATACAAACGCTTCAGAAGTTCCTGTTGCCAATCACGCAACCTAAGCGCCTCACCAGCGGCACCAGCAATACCATCTTTACCAATAGAGCCAAACGTCTCAGCAAACTCAATAGCAAACTCGCCATCACCCTGAGCAATACCCTCAGCAGGAACAGGTGTCAGATGAGCAGGAGGCCAATTAGCCATTAGCCTTAGCAGCCTTCTTCGCCATCAACTCTTCCAACTTGCTCTTAGTCTTAGCCGACACCAACCCAAGACGAGTACGGTCAGCAGGCGAGAACCCAAGCAACCCCAAGTTAGAGCGCATCTCTTTCTCCAACTCATGCAAACCCATAGTAATCACACGGTCAGCAGGATTCACCCACCACAACTCCTGCAACTTAGCCCGCCTATCCATCTGCTCACACACCAACTGCACCAACGCAGTATCAGTCTTAATGCTGATCCACATCTCACCAGCACCAAAGATAGAATCCCAAAACTGTTTACCCGCATCACCCAAAGGACGCAAAGGCTCCACATAGCCATACTCCAACGGAGCAATAGCATCATTCGTACGCATCGCACGCTTACCAGGATTACCCTGCAAAATCTTCAACTCAGCAGGTTTAGGAGGATTAGCCATACCCCCCAGCCTAGCAGGAATCAAAGG